CCGGCGATCAGGCCGCGGCGGGAGATCGATTGGCGCGGCAGCATCAGAACACCCCCAACAATGCACAGACGCCGCTAAATGTTCCCGCACTAGGGATCACCTGTATGCCGTCGATCGCTCCAGTCCCGCCCTTCCATATCGATGATCCGCGCAGATCGACCGCCTTGCCCCCAAGACTTTCCGAAACACTCCATCGGGTCGGCTTATACGAAGCCGTATCAGACACATTATCTATCGACATTTTTAGTGTAGCCATTACTGTCGTGTCCGGTGTGGGAGCATCGAACAAAATAGAGCTTGAAGCGTTGGAATAAGTGAATGAGTCAGGGGCGGCTCCCGAATCGTCTACATAAAGCGCTGCACGATCATAACTTGCCGTCTGATACGAACCGCCGGAATGCAATCTAATATAGATGTCCGATCCGCCGGTGCCGACTATAAGTCCGGTACAGCGCAGTTCCATTTGATGGTATGCGGACGACCAGTTGGTTGTGATGAAGTCCAATTCAGACGACGCGGCAGCGGTCAGCACCGCAATCGGTGTTCCGGCAGTACCACTGTAATTATTGGTTACTGTAACGGTCGTTGTCCCGTTGTATTGAGCGCATGCGTAATAATTTGTGGCATTATTATCGGGGTTGCTGATGATGTGAATCCATCCGTTGCCGGGCGCGGTAATCGTCGTGCCGCCGCCGAGCGGACAGCCGAGAAAATCCGCCGTACCGCCTGCAGTTGCGACAATGAATGTGTCGCTGGGGTTGCCGTCGCCCACGATGTCGAAATAGACGCCCTGGTTGCCCGCTGTTCCGGTCGGGTTGACTGCGGTATAGGTGCAGCCATTGCAGTTCATCTTGACGACAAAGCCGCTATCGGCGGGTGTGCCTGCCGTGCCTGCCGTGACCGTCCGCATGCACTGCTGCTGATTGATCTGCCCTGCCCCCGTGATGTGCTGGATCGAGGTGTTGCATGTCCCGATCGCGGTCGAGAGGCCGGGAGTAAGCTGAATATCTTGCTTCGACGTAAGGACGCCGCCGGAGATCTGCATGTTGGCGCCCATCGTGACTTCCGAGGGCGAGGCGCCGAAGTGGGTGCCCAGGAGACCGTCCGCGCCACCGTTCTGGATCTTCGGATACGTAACCGCTCCTGCCGCGATATCCGCGGTTCCGACCAGACTATACACGGTCGAGTTGAAGCCGAAGGCCGCTGCCCACGCCGCGGTGTTTGCCGGGCAGAGCTTCGAGTTCCCGTATGTCGAGCCGCCCAGGAACTCGTCCACAAACATGCAGCTGGTCGACGGGATCGGGATCGTCGTCGCGTTCATCTCGTTGTGCGGGATGACCGCAGTTATGGTCTGGGCCTGCGCCGAGCCAGTCAATGCGAGGACGAGCAGAAGCCACCTAATTGCGCCCAACCGCCCCTCCACCGTTGCGGCCGACGACGCTGAGCCCGCCGCCTTCACGTCCTACCGCGTTCAGCGAAAATGCGTTGTTGACGCCCACACCGGCGCGGAAGCCCGCAAAACCACAGAGGACCAGGATCAGCAAAACGACTACTATCGTCTTCATATAGGCTGCTGCCAAACGCGAGCGTAGCGAAACGTCGTCGTGCCGAGCGAGCTATTACTCATCAAAAGACACGGGTGCGACAGGACTGCGATAGCAACGCTGGGGGCGTCGTTTCCAGTCACTTCAGCCACACCGTTGCGGTAAAAGGTGATCGCATTGAGACCGCTTGGTCCGATCATCGAAGACATGAACGCCATCCCAACAGCATCGCCCGATACTGGAGGCGTATGGCCAGAATTTTGACCGTCAAATGAATTTGCGTCGGCCGCGTTTGGCGATATTACCCACGCAATCACATCTTCGGTACTGAATCCCATGTCAGGATTATCGATCTCGGGAAACCATGCGCTTGGCGTGAAGGTGGGAGAAGTGGAAAAATTTAAAAATTCTTGGGAAGTCGCCCAAAATACGAATTGCCCACTTCCTGTCCAAGACGGCTGGTCTTCGAGATACCATCCCTTACCGCCAGCAAGAGGGGCATTATAAGTTATATATGGTGGAACTGTCGGTGCTGTGAGTGGTGTTCCACAACTGCTCAAAATCGCAAGATTTCCCAGTGTGGGAGTACATGTGGGAGCAAGGGTGATGCCCCCAGCACCTTGGGTCACCCAGCTCGATGGTATCGGAGGAAAAGCGATGCTGTCACAGGTCCAGTCTCCACGCCATCCTCTCTGACCTGCACGCGGCCACGCGTCGCTCAAATACCAATTGAAGCCAGGGTTTCCCGTATTCGACATATCGACGGTCGAAATCGAGGTGCCCTCGTCGTCGAACGCGAGACAGGTCGCCACCCCCTGAAGGTTTGATATGACATAAGATGGCAGCGGGCGCCCATTAGCCACGTCAAGGCATTTCGGGATCTGGCCCTGAAACGCCAGCACCATCTGGGCATGGCCGGCCGCGTTCGGGATGAGCCCGACCATGTTCGCGACGCTGACATAGCTGCGCACCGGGACAAACAGCACATCAAGGAGATCGTCTGCCAGCAGTGCCGCTACATCGGCGGCGTCCTTGTCGTAGGCTGCAGTCGCGGCCGAATTTGCGTCGCCCTGCTCCTTCAGCACGCCCGCGATCAATATCCGGCTCGCGTAGGTCTTTGGCGCGGTCGCCACCCCGCCAAAAGACAGCGCCTGCCCGGTATTGCTCCCGACCGTCAGAACAATCGTGTGGGCCGTATTGCTGAGGTTCTGAATGCGCTGCGCCCCAACCCCACGCACCGCACCGGCATCGCTATAGGGCGTCACAGTGACCGGGGATCCTCCATCGACGGTGTAGGTGAAGCTCCCGGTATTGCCGCCGGAAAAGTTCTTGTACAAGATCCAGACAACGCCGGTGCAGAGGTTGACGCCGACCGGGCTCGTGCCGCAAGAGTTTGAATTCCAGACATTTGGCACCGCCGCAGATGGCGTAACCGTGAAGGTGAGGGTGGCTCCAGCACTCGCCGAAGCGACAAACGTACCGGACGGGCCACCGCTGTCCGAGCCCCATCCTGAGCCGCCCTGGGTCCCGGTCGAGCCGAGCTGCTTGCTGGGAGTGCCAAGCCACACGGCCATTGCGGTAAGGCAAGCCTTGAAGGGCGCTTCATAGGCACCCACACCCATCGTGCTGGCCTCGACGCCACCAAATTCTAGGATGGCAAGGGGATTAGACGATGTCGCAACGGTGGGCGTGCTGGCGTTGATTACCTGCGCCAGCGTAGCGTCGCAGGCTCTTGAGGAAGCGACGGCGCGATTGGTCAGGGCCTTGCCGTTTTCAGATCCAACGAGTCCAGGATAGATCGGATATGTCTGCCCGCTCTGAAGCGCCACGTCATCGCCATAGATCTGAGTTCCCACCGTCTGTGGGCTTGTCCCGATCTGGACCGTCATGCGCTGCACAAAGGTTGCGGCACCCGACTGCGCGCTCTGCACGCACGGGTAATAAGTGCCCAGCGCGTTTCCGCCGGTAGCTTCGTGCAAAGATGCCCCGGTTATCTGCAGAGTAGTCGCGTCGCACGCCATCCCAGCATAGTCGGTGCCGGTCACGAGCGTGTACGTCGAACTGCCGCAAGAGGCGCTGCATGTCGTGGATAGGTTTCCGATGGTGGCGTTTGGCGCCGGTGCTGCAGAATAGCTGTCCGATTGCACCGACAGCACAACCGACCCTCCCGTTGCGCCGCCACCGCCGCCAAGATGGATCGTTCCAAAACCAGATATCGCCAAAAAGGCAACTATAAGTAAAATCTTCCCGTTCATCTAATTATGCGCAAATGCCGCAACCGAAATGACCGTGCTGGTCTGGGTTCCAGAAAAGGTGCATGTGGCAGTCACTGGATTAACCGAAAGTGTGGTCCCGTTATATTGCGCGCCTCTTTGGTTGCTGGTAGCTACGTCAAGGCTGGTATTGTTAAACGTAAGCGATGAGGATGCGTCTAGGCCCAGACATGCACTGACGACAAACTGATTGTCCTGTGTTGTATTTCCGTTAGTCGTCACCGACGCCGTGGTGACGCTGGTCTGCTCAAGGACGTTTCCAATTCCGACATCGAGACCTGTGGTGGGAACACCGCTTAGGTCTTGAGCAAAGACGTTAGGATAGGAAACCGCAGGTGAGAAATTGACCGTGAAGACAACCGATCCGCTGGCCGCCATGTTGTCACAATGCCAGATCTCGGCCTGCAATGTCCTGTTGGGGGGCGGTACGTTTGTAAATGCCGTCCCGGTGGCGACAGAGCAGGAGCCACCAGGATAGGTAATAGTTGAAGCATGTCCCGTATTGGATCCCGGCGAGCAGAGAATGCCCCCACCAGAGCAATCGGTTATTTCGAGAATGACCAGATCGCCCGTGGCGTGCACGGTGAACGCTGAGGTGGTTGTAGTCGTAACCCCCTGGTCGGCACCGGAACCAAGGTAGATGATGGCGTGGTTTTGCAGGGTAAAATTGCCGCCTCCGCCGCCACCGACCTTGGCTACGGTCCCGATGCTGACGTTGGTGCCGATCTGTGCCAGAGCCCCCGCGGCGCATACAAGCCAGATGAGCGCCGCGGCGGCAAAACTGCGCATCATCACGACCCCGTACCGAACAGATAGGCGGTCGCGACCGAGTTCACGGTGCTCAACTTGAGGGTGATCCCACTACCCGCAAGATTACGGGTGCCGGTGTATGAGTCAGCAGAGACCAATGTCGCGGCGGAAACCGCCGTGCCGTTGACCGATACCTTGTTTGCGGTATTTGCGATGATGTCGATATTACAGGTGACATTATTAGCGGGGACGATTGCTGCCGGGATCGTGACCGTCGTGGCGCCAGCATTGTTGTAGAACACCGAGCCGCCGCAATCGGTTGAAAGCAGGGTATCGGTGCTGCCGCTGACCGTGCGCGCCTTGCCGTTCACAAACCCCGTCCCGGTGAACGCCAGCGACGCTCCGCTGCCAATCGTCATTGCCGCTGTCGTGTTGGACCCGGTGGTAATTCCAGAAAAAGCAACGCTCCCGGCCGCAGCAACCGCGTGCCCGATGTTGGTCACATAGTTCACACCGTCGCTCTGCGGGCATGCCCAATCGCCCGGAGCCAAGGTCAGGCTCGAAGAGTTCGTTCCGTTGCCGTTGAAGGTCGAAGTCGTCGCATTGACCGTGGCGTTGCCGGAAGTTCCGGTGTTGGTGAGGCAGATCCCCCATCCCGCGCCAAACCCGGTCGTGCCGGCCTGCGCCAGCGTGTAGGTGTGCGCCCCAACCTCGACATTTGCCCCCGTATACCCGGTGACGAGCGCCAATCCGCCGGTGCATGCCCCGGTTACCGTGCCGGCGGTGCAATCGATCGTGGTCTGGGTTGTCCCGACCGTAAAAGTCCCGGTGCCGGGCGTGGGGTTGATGACAACCGTATTCGGGGTCGCCGATGTGACCGAGACGCTGCTGCCGGGAGTCGCTGCCCAAGTGCCATCGCCGCGCCAGAAAGTCGAGGAACTGGCCCCCGTGCCAGAATTAAGATTTCCTACCGGCAGGTTGCCGGTGACGCCCGTCGAAAGTGGCAACCCGGTGGCGTTTGTCAGCACCGCGGCGGACGGCGTGCCAAGCGCCGGCGTAACAAGGGTAGGCGAGGTCGCGAGGACCACATTGCCGGAGCCGGTCGTCGCCAACTCGCCGAGAACGCCGGAAGTGTCGTAGAGGATGCGGCCGTTGGTGCCGCCGGTGATTCCGGTCGTGCCGATTGTCAGTCCGCCGCCACCGCTGCACGATCCGCTGGTGTTGGCGGTCACCAGCCCCTTGCCGTTGGTGGTGATGTTCGAGCAGGTGGTCGATCCGGGAGAGCCGTTGACGGTCGCGAGGGTTGCCGCCACCGAGCCCGTCCCAGAAGCCGTCACATCACCGGTCAGCGCTGTGATGCCGCCGCCCCCGCCGCCGCCGATGACCGAACATTGCCCGGCTGCACAAGAAAGGGTAGTGCCATCCCCACGCATTACCCCGTAGATGGTGTTGGTTGCGAACGGGATGCGCGCGTTAAGATATGTCGCCCATTGCGAGGCCTGGGCGCGGCCGTAGGGAACGCCGGGGTTACCGCAGTTGGCGGAAACCGATTGACACAGCGCCATCGTATCGGAATCGCTGATCCCGCCCGCGGCAGGCAGGACGTTGATCCCCTGAACCTGCTGAGCCGTGGCCCCGAATGCGACAAGAGGAAAGAGGACGGCGGCAAGAACGAGGGCGCGGAGGTTCACGATCTGTAGTCCTCGCGGGTGAGGTCACCGCGCGGCTATCACATGAATGCGAGCCTGCGTCATGGCACAGGTGCGATTTGCGTACCGCCGAGTGGCGCGTGCTTCGCCGCCGTACAAGCAATGGCTAAGGCTTCGGTGGCTCTCCAAGACTCTGGTTGATTTGCGTCATCGCTGCCTTCCCCGCCTGCCCCAGTTCGATCATCCGAAAATAAAGAGTATCGATCAGCTGCCGCTTGTCCGATGGGGAAGATGTCGGGTCGCGGTAAATGTCCTGGATAAGCTTGTTGTGTTCGGTCAGCGCCTTTTTGATTCCATCGAGGCGTACAAACATTTGCGGGCCACCCATCGCTGAAATACGGGCCGCCGCATCGGCATCCCCTTCTTTCGCCTTTGCCTGCCATGTCTGATAAAACACGTCGTTACGCGCGTAAGTGTCCTCGAAATCCTGGATCGACTGAGTGGTTGCCGATGGATAGCGAACGATAAAAGCGCGCACCACCGGAATGTCGGCGAGCGCCGCCGTCGGCTTGGGCGGGTCCGGCAACACGCCGGACTTGCGTAGCGCCGCATCCGCCGTCGCCAGCGCGTACATGCCGAGATTGCCGCTCCACCCGCGAATGTAATTTTCCAGGAGGATAGGACTCGTCAGCGCCCGCGCAACGCCTCCCGCAACCGGGCTATCGGGCGAAATGCTGGCTCCACGCACACCGGGGAACGCACCAATGATCTTGCCAAGCGCCTTGGTCGTCTCTGTCGTGTAGGGCGTGTACTGATATTCCGGTAACCACTTTTCCATCCGGTCGGGAACAAGTGTCCGATTGGTAAAAGTATCGCGATTGGTCCACTGGTTAAGGATTGGGGCTCCTGCCGTTGGAACGAATTGCGGCACGACGACACCGAATATCGACTGCGACCAATGCTGGAAAGCCTCGGGATTATGCGCGGCAAAGGCTTCCAACGCCCGCTCTGTACCGGAGCCGAAGACGACGCCCATGCCCCAGGGCTTTGGTATCCTGAAAATGGCGCCGTTGTTTATTTGCAGGCGATCGCCAACGACACGATAAGCTGATCCCGGAGCCGGCGGCCCAAATTGATTGGCGGGCCCGGCATCGTCCCATTTGTTGGTCAGCACGATCCAGGCAAGATCGCGCTGCCATTGCGGGATCTCGTGATAGCGCGGATCGTCATGCTGCGCCCACCACAGAAGAGCCGAGGGCAAGACAATCCCGCCGCCAACCGCAATCGATGTACGCGCCGGATTGTTGTAAAACGCCCGCGCGACCCGATCGGTATCCTGCAGGGTGATGTTGGCAAAGGCCGTAATCATGTTGTAGGCGCGCGTCTTGGCCCCGATCCGCGCCGCGTCCACCGCCACATCGCGCGAGGCGAAAGCCGCTTCCTGGATCTCCGGCTTGCCGATCTCCAGGCCCGCCTCCTCCATCCCGCGCTCGGCCTTGATGTAAGCCCCGAGATGCGAAGCATTCTCCGCCAGCTCGGTCAGCACCTGCAAAGGGTGCAGCACATATTTACCGACTACCTTGAACGGCAACCCGACAACAGCGCCTCCCTTCGTCAACCATCCCGCATTCGGATCGGCAACCGTGTTCATCATCCGGGTGACGAGCCCGGTCTGCTGCGTCAAACGGGCAATGTCTTCCTGCAGATATCGCCGATCGACCGTCACCATCGAGATGTTGGCCCCGCCTCCCTGCACCCACCGCCAGTATGGCTCATCCTTCGAGATCAGCCCCATGAACCCGCGCGCCATATCGGCCGGCGAGAAGAGGCCGGGAGACGTGACGGCGGCATAGAGATAGTCGCGGATCGTGTGCCGCATCGCGAAATCGGGCGTCAGTACGGCGCCGGCGCGCAAGGTCCGCGCAAAAGGCCGCATCAACTGCTCAAAGGCTCCGGCTGTCTGCGCATCGAGCCCCTTCCATGCCCGCGCCAATTCGGGATCGACCTGATAAGTATGCCGGGTGCCGTCGCGAAAGATCGAGATCGTGCCGCGGTTTTCCGGTTGCGAGGCCGCAGAATGCAGGAAATCCAGCAGCCCTTCCGACCGATCGATGCCGTTACGCGAGAGAAAATCCCGCAGCGCAGCATCGAGTGCCGGATCTGGCGGCAACTCCAGCGCCTTGATCGGCTGCCGTTCGCCAAATCCGATATCGCCTGCCGCCGTCAGCATATCGATCAATTTGGTACCGGCGGCGTTGCGCTCGGCCATTGTGATCATCGAGGCGGTATTGCGGATGATCGATTCGATTGGGTCGACAATCTCACGTTCCGATCCGGCTATCCGCTTGATCGGATTACTCGCTTGTAGGGTCTGGCCGGCACCGTGGAACCCGTCGCCGTCGCCCATGACCCGCTGGAACGGCACATAGAGACGGTTCGCCTCGGTCATTACGTCATAGCCGTCGCGCGACAGCACGCCAGAATCGCGCAGGTATGCCGCCACCCGGTTCTGATATTCGACGAGACCGGTCAACACCGGCTCGTATTTATTCAGTCCCTCGCGCACGACGCGCCGCATTGCCGCTGAGTCGAGCCCGGTCGTGATATCGCGCGCCTCCAATTCAAGGCCGCGCGCGGCGGCGCCAAAGGCACGGAAGCCGTCAAGATCGTCCTTCACCGGATCGAGGACATCCTGCAGGCTGGCGCCGTTGATCTTGTAGGTGTTGAAGTCGTAAGTGCCGCGCACCAGAAAGTGATCGATCTTGCCAGCCAGACCGGCAAGGAGCCGCGTCAGCCGGTAGGGATTGCGGAACGTCGGCGTCCCGGGCGGCGTCACCTCGCTGATCGGATAGAGCTTCTCGAAAATGTTGGTGTACATCCGTGAGAGCGTCATCGGCCGCCGCGGCCCAGGCTCTCCGATGCTGAGCTTCGAGAGAATGCTGTCCTGCGCCTCCTCGAATGACCCCGGTGCCGGCGGAGGTTTTTTCCCCCACGAGATCGCCCCCGTCTCGGGTCCGAACTCCAACTCGTTCTGCGGCGTTTCCGGGCGCTGAAAAATGCCGCCCGGCTCCAATTGCGGCACCGCAGCGCGGATCATGCCGCCACCCTCGGCCTCTCGCGCCCGCATCGCCTGGACTGCCGAGCGTTCCATGCCCGGCATCACCATCTGCTCGCCCTGCTCGGTCAGCTCGGTAGCGGGCTCCCCGGCTCCTGCGGCAACTGGCCGAGGCGCTCCTGCGCCTGTTGCAGGCTCAGTGCCGACTCCCCCTGATCCAGCGCCTGCTTCCACATGCTCCTGATCTCGTCCGGCAATTCCGGGTTCTTCAACGCCGCCCTCGCCTTCGCCACCGATCTGAGCAAGGTAGTGTTGCCACCGCGCTTCCCCCTCGAACTGGTCTGCACGCTCCAGATCCTCCTCTGTTGCCGGTACTCCGCGATAGAATTCGTCCGGCTCCCATGCATCGCCGCGCGCTTCGAACCACGCTCGCGTGCGCGCCTCGGCCTCGGCAAACGCCTGTTCATGCGCCTGCCCCATTGACGCAATTTCGCGATCCCGCTCATCTTCCGACATGCGGTCGGCGATCGTGTCCCAGAACTGATCGCGAGACATTCCCGCCGGGTCGATCCCATGTTCCTGCGCCAGCCGATCCACCTCGGCGTTGCGCGCCATAGCGCCCTGAAAAGCCGCCACTCCCTGCGCATCAACCCCGGAATAACGAGGCCGCAAGTTGTGATCCTCAGCGACGGCATCGAGAAAGTCGTTGACCGAAGGGCGCTCGTCAGTCGGGAAATATCCGTCCTCCCATGCCTTCAAGGCAGCGTCATCGAGATTCATTCCGCTGCGATTGTTGATCAGCCCAGGCCTACCGCGCGGGCCGCCGATAGTCGTCCTGATGTCGCCGCCCGGATCTTTGACGCCGCCGTTGCGCACAATCCACGAATTCAGCCGCTGCGGCTCGGGCGGAACGCGCTCGGCAACCTGATTTGGGCCGGTATAGCGGTCGGGCAGATCGGTGCCGCGCGAGACAATCGATTGCGCGACACCGGGATCGCTTGCCGCATCATGCGCCACCTCGGAAGGATGGACGCCATTCTGTGAATAAAGCTCCAGAAGCTTGCGTTGCACGCTCGGCGCCGCATCCTCGCCGGCAATCGCCTTTGCGGTGCTGCCGAAATCTTCAGCCTCAGGCAGCGTGCCGATCGGTACGTCTATCGCATGCCCGGCGGCGTCGACCTCGGAACGCGCCAGGATCGACGCAATCGTCGGTCGCGCCAGATCGAGCAAGCCGCCGGCCAGGGCGCCGGGAGGACCAAGCCCGGTCAATGTCGCAGCCAACCCCGGATCGGTCGCAACCTGCAATCCGGTCTCTATCGCCTCTCCGGTCTTTGGGCCAATCTTGCGGGCGGCGCCGACAATGCCGCCCAAAGCGGCGCCCAGAAGCCGACGCAAGGCGTCAGCCGCAATCGCTACCGGCTTGTTGATTGCGTCGGTCAGAAGCCGGATCGGCCCTGGCATCCCTTGATCGGGATCGCTGATCATCCCGACACTGCGCATCCAGGACAGCTCATCCGAACCCAAGGGCTCGGAACCAAATCCCGCCTTCGCCCCCTCGCCAAACCCTTTGGCAAGATTGTCCAACACCGGCAGGTGTGTCGCAGAGTTCAGCCGCGCAAGAAAATTCGGGGGCGGAGTGGCCGGCGGCTGAACATTGCCGTCAAGATAGCGACTGATCTCGTCATCGTTAAAGCCGGCAGTATTCATCCGCTGGCGAAATCCGGTCGACCAGTTGCCGATCTCCTCGTCGGAAAACCCCGCGGCCTTGAACCGCGAAATCAGGTCAGGCATCAGCGCGCCGGAGCCGGCGCCAGCAGTGCCGGCGGTAATGCTCCGACACGCCGCACATAATCATCAATCGTCTCGCCCGGCTGCCGCGGCGCTATTGCGGGCGTGGGCGCCGGTGCCGCCGTCGCCGGAGCCGGCACATTGCCGCCACCAAGCCTGTTGGCGATGTTGCGCGTCGACTGCTGTAACGGCACCTGATATTGCTTGATTACCTCGGGCGATCCAAGATAATCAGGCTTCGATGGGTTAAAAAGATCAAACGGATTCTTTCCCTCTTTCTTTTCATCTTTCTTGTACTGGTTTATCTTCTGATTGATATCCCACTGGAATCTATAAAACTGCGGGTCGCCGCTTGGATCCAACTGTCCGAGAAGCGGATTTGATTTTGTGATCGACGATTTGAGGCCAGCGAGGAAATCCTTCTGCACCTCCGCCAGTTTTTCGCCGTCCGGCGAGCGCACATTAGTTATCTGGTCGCGCAGGAATCCGAAGTCGGCCTTTGAAAGCTGCCCTTTCGAAAAGGCATCATAGATCGGGTTCATATCGCTGATGCGCTGCGGATCACCAACCGGCCTGCGAATATCATCGAGGAGCCGCACCGTCGTTTCCTGCGACACCTTGGCAAGCGGGTCAGGCTTATCGACGCGGTCGAGATAGGAGATCATCCGCAGCTTGGCTTCCGGCGTCAGCCCCTTGTTTTGGCTGATATCCCGTGCCGTAATCGTCGGATTGGGGCTCTCCGCATCCGCAATGATCTTGTCCTCCTCCGCCTCGCTCGCGAGCTTTTGCTGGCGCTGCTGCAACTCATAAGAGCGCTGCCGATCGGTCCACTCGGCGCTGTACTGCTCACGCGCATAGGACAGAGCATCCTTCAGTTCCTGCGGATCATGGATCGTCGCCGCCAGGCGCCGCTCGGTCTCGGCAAGTCCCGGCGGTTGCGATTGAGTCACGTCGGTCAGAGGAGCAACAATGTTCGTGCCGCCCGCAAGACCTTGACGTTCGCCGATGCCCGAACGTGCCGCACCATGAAACGGCGACCAGCCACCCTCGGCCGCCCGCTTCAGAGCATAATCGATTGTCGCCGCCTCGTTCTTCGGGTCGCTCGGATCAAGCCCGGTATCGCGCTGGAAGTCTGCTCCCATCGCTCCCGGCGCCACATGCAACTGAAACGCACCAAAAGATGTCGGCTTACCGTTGACAAGATCGCCCCCGAAGGTTCCGAGTCCCTCGGACTGAGCGACCCGCACGGCCACATCGGGATCGATGCCATATTTCTGCGCCGTCCGCCGGATCAGCGGCACAACCCCACGCGGATCGGACGGAGGACCGGCAGCCGCACCGCCTGCCGGACCTGTTCCCCACACATCATTGACCGCCCGCGCACCGATTACGCGCTCGCGCAAATGCGCCTTCAGAACCGGATATCCGGCCCCCAACTCTTCACGATGTTGCTCGGCAAGCGCGTCCGCAGCCGATGGATCATGCACACCCATCGCGGTAATCTGCGAGGTCAACGCCTTCACGCGAGCATCGTCGGCCGCCGCTCTCAAAATATCAGGCGAAGCATCGGTGCCATAAAGCGTTTGCGCTCGCCGCACCGCAGCCCGCACTGCCTTGTCGGTCAGATCGGCGACAGCCGCTGGATTGTTGTAATTCGCAGCAATCCCTTGCATCGCGACCGTCTCGCCTGCGGCCTGCGTCTCGATGCTGTAGCGCTGGAATTCCTGATCGTAATGGTTATCGAGGGCGGCAAGATTGAAGGAATGCAACCGCCGCGTCTGCGCGTCGAACTCGATCCGCGCCCGATCATTGGGCAGTTGCGCGCGGGTCTGGTCGTAAAGATCCTGCAGATTTTCCTTTGCCGGATCGATCGCATCGAGCGCGTCCTGCCCGTGCTTCATCCGCACGCCGTTGACGATTTTCTGGCTCTGATCGAGCATCCCATAGGACGCCTGATCGGCCGCCACCTGATTGTAAAGCAGCTGCCGCTGGATCGCGGCACCCGCCAATTCGTTCCCGGCCTGTTCGAGCTGCGCTCCGCCGCGCTGCTCGGCCGCCCCGACAAGGCCGCCGAACATCGCCGGCGTCGCCTCGATGCGCTGCAATACCTCGGGCGGCTGCTGGGGTGCGGTCGTCGGATAGGGGCGATACGGGATAACGGCCATCAGGTGCCCAGATTGGCGGGATTGCCATAAAGTTGGTTAGGGCCGGCCGAGCCGCCGAAGATCCCGGAATTCTGAAACTGGATGAACTTCGACCCCAAGTTTGAGGCACCAGAGACCAGCGAAGTTGCTACTCCGATCGTCCCTGCCTGCCGCGCCTGCTGCGCCTCAAGCGAGAGAAGGCCCGCCTGCGCCGCTTGGCTTGTCGCCTGCGTCTGGTATCCATAAGCCTGCAAAGCCGCGTTGTGCTCGATCGTCGTCTGTTCGAGCTGCCCGATCTCACGCGCACTCGACCGCACCTCGGGCGCACTCCCGGTCGTGACATCGAGACCACTTGCCGATTGTGCCGCAAGAATGCCGCCAAGCTGCGCCCGGTTGCGCAATCCCTGCTCGGTCGCCTGCTCCTGCCCGGTCTGCACCGCAGCTTCGGCCTGCTGCTGAGCGATGATCTGATTGTTGCGCGCGACCTGCGCCTGATAATTGGCGGTCTGCGCCTGAGCCTGCGCCTGAGTTTGTGCGCCCGCGGCACCCATGATGCCGCCGATCGCGGTAGTAGCAAGGCTGATGCCCGCCGCGATCAAAGGAAGGGCGGGCATTAGATTGCCTCCAATTTGCAAAGATAGAACGACCCAAGATCGCCAACCTCGATCCGATCCGGGCCAATCTTGAACCCGAGCGCCCTTACAAATTTCAGCAATCGAGGATCATCGATGGGCGCCATATCAACGATTTCGGGATAGATCGAAGCAATCTCCCGCAACTCGGATCGTGCCAGCCTGACCAGACTCACCGGCACCTTCTCGGCATGCCGCGTGATTACCAGCCAAGCCGCAGCCGTTCCGCCGATCAGGCTCTCCGCCTTCACTCCCCAAAGTGCCGCCGGCTGGCCGTCGACGCTCGCAAAGCGGCGGCGCGACGACTTGCGCCAACACCGCATCAGCGAGGCCATCGGCGAAAGCCCGGCGATATCCATGCAACGTTTGCGGTCGCTCTCGCGCATCGCGCCCGCGACCGCGCGAAGATCGGCAAGCGTCGCCTCGCGGATCCCGATCATCCCGGATCGTCTCCGATATCGACTTCGCTGATCTCAGCCAGCACCGTACACGGCAGCGGATAATCCTGCTGAAAGGCGCGCTGCCCCGGCTTCACCCACTCGGCAATTATCGGCGCACGCAGATCGCCGGTAAAGAGCGGCAACGAAGTGCCGGCCATCGGATCATTCGCCGGGTCCTTGACCAGCTGCATCTCCGACCATCGCGCCGCGATCAACGGCGGTGTCGTCGAGGCGTCGAGCTGGTTCGAACCGACCTTCACTCCCCTCGCCTCGGTCACGCGCGTCGTCACCGCAAAGACATTCTTGCGGCGCCCTTGTCCGGTAACCCCGCCCGGCACTTCGAGGTACATCGTCTGAAGCTGACACTGGAACGGCAAACCCACCGTCACCAATGTCGCCGGGTGCGGCAATGTCACCATGCCGTCAATCACCTGCTGATTGGGCAGAGCCACGCCGTCGGCAAGGATCGCAACCGTCATCCCTTCAAGATAATCCAATCCACCAATCACCGTTACCGGTGCTGCAATCGTCCACGCACCGGAAGGCTGCGGGATCGGCGTATTGGTCGGATCGTTGGGCATGACCTGCAAGATAGGGGCGCTGATATCGACGGTAAAATGCCGAGAGTCGGAAACGCTCGTCACCGTCATCTTCCCGCCGCCGCTGCGGATCACCTTGCCGATATCGCCCGAGCCGAACACCGGCTGCGAAGCAAAAACCGGCACCGCCATTCCCGACGCATTCTGCACTTCGAGGGTCGCGTTCGGCGTCTCGGGCGGCAGTTGCGCGCCGCAATCGACGCACCACGCATCCTCGACCCCGACCCAACTGCGATCGTCCATCCGCTCGATAAACCACTGCCGCCCCTTGCCGGGAATCGTCCTGCCGACGACAAAATAAACCGCATCGACCGGCGGCTCGGTGACGGAGCACACCGAGGCAAAGAGCCCGTTGGTGTCGTGCCGCGCCCACGCTTGAACCTCCTGCTCCTTCAAATAAGTGAGCGATAACAACGTGCCATTTTCGAGCACTACCCAGACAATCTTGAACGGTTCCTCGGCCCAAGCCCACTCGCGGATTACTCCGTCCACCGCCTCGCCGGAAACCAGCGAGATACCGTTTTCCTGCGTCTTGAAAAGATGATTGGCAAAGATGGTAATGTCTGTTCCTGTATAGATATTGACAAAGAAATTATATTGCAAATCGCGAACAATAGACCCTTTGGCCTGCACATAGAGGATATCGTAGTTGATCTTCTGCGCTGGAATATGGTCGTGACATCCATTAAAGGCCTGTGCCTGGGCCTGAGTGTTTGAAGGCGTGATCGGCTGCGGATTGATGGCGCCACTACTGCCGATCCCCGCGACCTGCCATGCTGCCGATCCCGTCAGAACGACAAGACCCCCCGGCATCGGCACAAGCTGCTGAATCCCGTTGACCTGTTCGCTCCACGGTGTCGCGGTAATCGCATCGCTGTCGATCGTGGGGTTCGATACGTCCATGTTTTCAAAGGCGCCGGGCTGGCTCGCATAGAGCGTATCGGGATTGTTGAGCGTGTTCCCGTAGACGCGGCGCTCCTGATAGTAAGCGACAACACTTGGGTTGTTCCCGGAAGTCGGCCCGATCACAAGGTTGGCTGCGGCTCCCGAGCCGCCGCCGCCGGTAAAAGCGATTGTATCCCCCGGCTGAAACCCATGGCCGTGATCCTCGATCAAGATGCCGCCGACGGTATTGCCAACAAGGAAGACGGAGCCTGAAAACCCGGTTCCAGCAGCCGTCGTGATCGCGTAGCCCGGCGTACTCGTATAGCTCCCGCCGCCGGCGGTCATCTGCACTTCGAGCACCTGACCGGAATCAAACGGGTTCTGATGCAACGGCGGCGTCTTGGTAAAGTCCGGGGTGCTGTTCGTGTCGGTAAACTGCAGACCGAACACCGTTGCGATCAGCCCCCAGGGCGTGCCGATTGCAACCGCCCCATTATAGGCCGGCGGCGAACGATAGATATTGTAGCTGCCGGCCCCATCGACCGGCAGCCACGTCAGGGTGATCGAGCCCTGCGTTGCCGCCAGATCGACCGAATTGACCACGCTTGCGATGTTGGAACGCTGGCTTTCCTCTCCCGTCTCGATCCCGACCGCAGTCACGACATATTGGTAAGCCGTGGGGTTGGTCGTCGCCACGACATTCGCTACCGCCGTCAGACCGGTCGGCGATGACCCGACCGAGGTGCCGATCACTGCCGGCGTCAGCGTCCAGTTGTCGGACGCGAACCGCCGCAATTCTTGGATCGGGTAATTCGGATGCGTCAGGGTCATCACGTCTGCCGACTGCGCAAACTTCAGCATCGGCACATCGTTGATGCCGTAAGGCGTCGCGATCTCGTAAACCCGCGTCGCCGTGCCGCCTCCCGCATAAGGGGAATACCCGGTCGCGTTGACCGCCAAATCGTAAAGGTCGTAAAGATCGAATGTGTTGGGAGCAGCATTCCCCACCAGGAACATCCGATTGTTCACCTGCGTCATGCCGGAGACGCCGGTTACAAACACCTGATCGCCGTTCGAGAAAATGTTGAGCGGATAGGACAGGTGAGGAGGTGCCGTCTGCGTCAGACCGGTGATCGACACCCGGGAAGAGGACTGCAGGACATAGGCGCCGCGATACAGAAACCGCAGATAATGATCGCCGAATTCCAGTACATACGCCTGATTGATGTTGAACTGGAACCTGATAATCCGCGGCGGCGGCCCGAGGCCGTTCTGCTTCAGCCGGCCACCCGAAGCGAGTGCTGTTCCCGGCCGAGAAACGGCGCCCCCGCGATAGGAGACAAAAAAATTACGGCAGGTGCTGGCCCCCACCTTGTACTTTGCGTGATCGAAACGCCCAAAAAAATCAGGCGACAATTCCCCCGCAGCAAAGCTCGGCTGTGGAATCGGAACCGTCATGCCGAAAGATCGTCAGGATGGTGGGCGCGAACCGCCCGGATGATTTCGTGCAATTCCTCCTCTTCATGATCGGTGAGTGCCGCAATGTGACGCACAAGCGCCGCAACCGTTTCGTGCAATTGGCGATTGCGCTTCTCGACCCGGTTAGCCGCCGCGGCAATCAAGAAGCCGATAAAAAGCTCAGCTAATGTAGTGATAGTGTTTAATGGAAAGTTGAATTCATTGCTTGTAAACCACGACGGCATAAAACTCTTGTTTTGCATGTCCGGGTTGAAGGCAAACAAGGCAAACCACGCGATCGTCGCCAACATCCATAGACAGATATTGATAGGCGTACCCATACCTGTACTGACGGCATCGGCAAATCTGACAAAGATGCCGTTTTCCTTGGAGGCCCCGCGCGTTGGCCTGAAAACTTCCCGCAAGAAAGTGAAGCTGATCAAATCAGATAACCGCCGGGGAAAACCAGACCATCATACCCAAGATAGCCCCATCCCGGCCCTCCGTCATAAAAGCCGTGTCCCATGGCGCCCCGGATCGAGATCCAGTCCGGTTGATGATCCTGATTGTGGATTCCCTCATCCCCGTCGGTCAGCCTCGCCGAGTTGATGATGTCCGAGGCGATCTTGATATTGTCCTGCAAAAGCGCCCGGTTGCGGTTGAGTGGATTGACCAGGAACGCTCCCAGAACGTGCGAGAAGGCGTCGAGAAAAAGCTGATCCCAGAAGGTCGGATCGGTGATCCGTATCGTATAGACAAGCTGCGCCTGGCTGAGATTGGTCAGGATCACGCGCAGCGGCCCGGACTGCATGCCCGTGCCAAGAACGCCGCCGCCCGTACCCGAGCCGAAACCACCACCGCTAGAGCCTGTACCAAAGACGCCCGCAAAGTTTACCGATGGATCATAGGCCACAACAAATTTGATCCCGACCGGCCCGACCGGAATGTAAGCCGGCGGCCCGTTGAGATTGGTCATGACCGGCGGGTTGACCGGAGCGCCCGGAATCAGCGGAACAAGGTATCGAGCGCGCACACAATCCGGCGGATAGAGATACTCGTAAGACCATGCCGCAAACGGCGTCTGGAGTTGTCCGTTCGCGTTCTCCGGCGTATTCGGCGCCGCCTTGAGCAGGGTCAGCGGCACTTGCATACGGGCAAAATTCCAAGGGGCTGCCCGCAACGTCGCGTCGCGCTTTTCTGCATAGAGAAGATTGAGCGCCTGACTCGCCGGCGAAAGATCCGGCGGCCCGATCGCAGTTATCTGATCCTGGCCGCCAATGTGCAAAAGGGCGAGATTGCAGACATCAATCTCGGTCGAGATTTGCATCGACTACCTCGCCGAGCCACATCACACCATGAGGTGCCGACCACGAAACCGGCGTTGGCCGCACTCGAGGGTCGCGTCTGTCGAAGGGCGAGCGACCGTAATGACGCAGCGGCCGCCCCTCGCCGTTCAGCCGCTCGATGTGCGTCGCCTGCGGATCGTCGGCACCCATCTCTCAATCCTGACTTGGCGGCATTGCGACCTCGCGCAGACGCCTCAGGTTGCGGTGTGATTCCATCAGGGCGTCAGGGTTTCCGCCCAGGCTCCTCAACTCGTCCTGTTCCTCCTGCACCAGAAATTCGATTTCCTGGGCCACCTGATGCAGGTGGGAGATCATGCTCATCCGGTTTTCCAGCTCGTGCCGGCGCCGGCGTTGAGCTTGGGTCAAGCCGTCCAGATGCAGGTCGAACATTGTCATCCTTCATCGGCTGCAATATCGCGGGTTTGGAAGCCTCGGCTTTGACCGGCAGCCCCTTGTCGTCCAACTCCTCGGCATGTTTGGTCGCCGGATGATCTTCGTCGAGCAGATGGACCGAACCCGGCTTCGCCACCGTGCCTCCGATCTCATGCGCTTCGGTCAGTCGATAATGCTTCTTCATCCTGTCCTCTCGCGCATCTCCTCGCCGTAAGATTCATCTTCCATCTCGGTCGCCTCGTTCTCGACGGCAAGATTGGTGATAACCAGCTCGATCCGGCAAGTGCGACCATTCTCGCCGGCATTGATCGAAACGCTGGTCACCCTCGCAAACGCGCGCAGGTCGATCATGTCGCCGACTTCGCAATCGTCGTCGAGTTCCAGCTTTTCAAGGATCTCCTGATCGAAACACAGGCACAGCCCGGAGGGATAGTCGCCGACGCAATCGATCGGATCAAAGCCCTCTGGCGGGGCAATGATTTCCTCTTTTTCCTCGCGAGTGCGCCGCATATCGACCATCGAAGACCACGCCATCAAGCCGCCTCCCGCTCCGTACGGCCGCCTTCGCGCACATCCTCGCTCTCGCCGCGGCTCATCTCGCCCTCACCGGGCGTCTCGTGGCCCTCGTGCCTGGCGTGCATCTGCATGCGCTCGTGCTCGTGCCTGACTCGCATCTGATGATGATCGGTGTGGTGGCGATCGTGCATCTGGTGCGTCTCGTGCTCCTGGCGCCGATGCAGATGCACCAAATCCCCTTCAGCGGCCGCCTGATGCTCGCGTTCGTGGCGGTCTTCCATCTGCCGGTGCTCTTTGCGATGCCCCATATGCTGCTCGCGCCGCTCGTTCTCATGCCGGGCCGACATTTCCATACGCTCGCGCGCCTTCTCGTCACCGCCCTCATGCTCTTCGGCGCGTTCCTCGCTGGGATTGTCGTTCTTTTCGGTACGTTCCTCGCGTGCCTCGCTCCCGGGATTGCCGCGCTCGCGCGCCTCACGGCGGGGCGACTCGCCCTCGCTGCGGTCGCGCCGCGAAGTCGGCCCGCTGTCGCTGCGCTCGGGCTCGGAAGATCCGGGATTATCGCCGTATCGGGTACGGGCACGGTCGCGGGAACTCTCGGCCATCTATCGACCTTTCGGCTTACGAGGATTGGAATAGCGCTTCTCGGCGCGCGAGCCGCCGTGATGCATGCCTTGCAAGGTCAACGCCAGCCGCGCGCGCTTGCCGGTCGTACCGCTATCGTGCTGATGCTCGCGGGCAAATTCCATCGGGCTCTCGCCGGCACGCTTCGCCTGCGCGGTGAGACTTCCGGGATTCTTGATCGCCCCCTTGATCCATTTCTTCTTGCCCGCCATCCCATTACTCCTCGTCGCCATATCGATCAGGGACAGGGTCGCCATATCGCACCAGCCTCTTCAGTCGCGCAGCATGTTCGCGTTCGTCGGCGCGATTGTGCTCGAACGCCTCCTTGGCCGCAGGTGACTTTGCCGCCGCAGCCCGCTTGCCGTAGTCGCGTACCGCCTTGCGCTCCTCAGCGAGCGACTTCCTGATCATCGCCTGCGTGCCGCCGTAGCGGCGGTCAGCCGCTGCCATAGCGTTTCTCCGCCCGGCTCATCGCCCGAAACCTGTTGCACCAATCCTCCGGCTCGATCCTGCCGGCGACAACCTCGCAATCGTGCGGCCGCTCGAAATGGCGGCAAATGCCACAATGGTTGGGTCCAGAGGCGGGATGCTCATAATCGACCGAGGCCTTAGTCGCCTTCGCCATACCGCCGCGCCGATCGAGATTTGTTGGCATGCTTGTTCGCCGTGGCGATAGCTTCGCCCTCGGGAACCCGGGCGTTGATCATCGCCGTCGCCTGCTTTGCCGCCTTCCCGGCCTCGGCAGTCGAGAGCTTCTTATCATGGCGTTCTTTGTACTGGCGGGCCGTCCACGGCATCAGGCTTCTCCAGATCCGCCAATTCCCGCTTCAACAATGCCACATAGCGGCGCAGATGCGGGTCGAACGGGTAAACCGAAACCGCCCGATCGGCTATCTTCTCGATCTCTCCTTGTGAAAACGGCCGGCCAAAAATCCCATCGATCCGCCACTCGGCGAGGCTCGAGCTTGCCGCGAAGACGCAGCCCATTACGAGCCAGCCGGCTCGCCAGCACCGCAAACACAAACCCCGATGCAGGGAGTTCGAGCGGAAACGAGAAGACGGCGCAGACGAGTGCTGCGGCAAGCGCACCATTTGTTGCCCCATCCGAGGCTGGCGTCACGCGTACCCATCGCCGCCATAGCATCGCGCAAATGCCGGCCGCCAGCAGCAACGGAACGGCGCCGATTTCGACCGCCGCCTGCAAAAGATCGCTGTGCGCGTATTCCCAACGCGGATAGGTCGCGCCAAACCACCCCAAGCCATGCCCGAAAGGTGCGATCGAGAGTGCGGCAGCCTGCCAGATTTCGATGCGGTCGAGGGCGGTAGTGAACTTTTCCGGGCCGAACAGCAGGATGCTCGCCGTCGCAAAGATCCCGGCCAGCACCGCACCTAAAAACTTTGTCATCGGCGGTGCGCGCCACACCACCAGAAGACCGACCAGAACGGCGAAAAGGGCGACGCGCGACTGGCACAACAACAGGGGGACAGACAGGACCGGAGCCAAGAACCAGTCACGGCGCGCCGCCGCCCATAGAAACACCGGGGCGGCGGTTTCGGCCAGCACGTCGCGATTGAAAAACAATCCGGCCGGCACCGAGAATTGCGGAATTGCCCCCCAGCCCAGCATCTGCGGCACTACCAGAGCCGCCGAAACGGCAAGACCGGCGGCAATCCAGGTCATAACCACATCAATCGAGGCAAGCTGCGCTGCCGCAAGAACAGCGAGCGCCAGGATGACGAGGTGAAAGAGCTGGTTGGCGCCCCCGAGCGGGTCGGAAGACCAAACGAGAGTTAGGCCGGCATATCCGAGAAGAGCGATCGAAGAGCAGAAAAGCGGGATGCCGACCGCGCGCGGATCAAGCCGCGACACAAGCGGGATGCCGAGCGCGAGCAAAGCCCAGCGCGGCATCTCCGCATTGATCGTCGGCCAGAAGGCGAGCATTACGAGACATCCGAGAGCAGGCAACTCAGTGCGAGCGCCACACGCCGCCGGGCGAAACCTTGGTACAAAGATACTCGGTCACCGCCTGCGCCGCTTGCGAAACACCCGTAGACCCCGCCGTCGTGTCGATCGTGTCGGTGCCTTGTGCATAGACCTGCACCGCGTTCGCGGCCGACGTGTCGACAACGGTAATACGGCGCGGCGCCCTCGTGCAAAGCGGCAGCGATACCGCATCCGCCGCATTCGCCGGGCTCACCGGGTTGATCGTTCCCTGCAGGATCGTAGCCGCGGCTTGGGTATGTGTCGTCGATGGCGTTGCCGGGATCTGCGTATCCAGCTGATCCGGTACCGGGCCGCCCGAAAGTGGGGGCACCTGAGCAAAGGCAGCGCCCGACAGCAGCAGGACCGAGATGGTGCCGGCAATTACTGATTTACGCACAAGGCACCTCCGGTCGTCATCGTCAACGGCGCCTGGCCGCCCGCTGAATAGCTCCACCCCGTACCGGAACCAACCGTAGGCGGCGTGCCGCAGCTCGTCACCACCCAAGCAGTCGTAAAGGGCGTCGTCGTTTTCTGCGACCAGCCCTCGCGCGCCAGGATCGCCAAGGCCAGCATGGCGGCCGCAATTACGACGGCGCGCGGCATCGTCATCAGAACTGCCCCGGCGTCTCGGGCTGTACCGTGCCCATGATCCGGTTCGGCCCGACATACCGGCCAGCCGGGCGCTCGACCACTTCAACCGACGCGTTGCGCAATGTGCGCGGCGTCCCCATGATCGGCGCCTCGACTGGCCGCCCCTGAATCTCGGCGTGTCGCGGGCGGTTCAGATAAGCCTCGTAGCTCTGCGTCGCGAGGTCAGGCGTGCCGCCGCCAATCGACTCGAGAAAGAGATCCATCGCCGCTTGAGCAGTCCGATTCAAGGGGCGCATCCCCTCGTTCGGCACACCGCGATAGGTGATCACTTCGCCGGTCGGGATCAGCACGTCGTCGATGAAAAAGCCGCCAGGTGCGGGCGTGATAATCTCGTATTGCGGCCGCTCGCCATTCTGCTCGTACTGATCGAGCAGTTCAAAAAGGTCGTTGCGCGCCTTGTTGCGCTTGGCTGCCAGCGCCGGAGGGATCGGCTTTGGACCAAACTGCGTCGGAGCCGGCATCGCATTGCTGATCCCGGCGGCAAGTGCCGAGCCCAGGATGCGCGCAAATTCGGTGTTAGCGGAAAGCCCGCCGAGCGCCGCATCATAATCGACGCCGGGATCGGCCGGCTTGGAATAGCCGTAAGGGTTTGGCGGCAGACCGCCGTCCTGTTGTGGCGCCGCCTCGGCTTCCTGGCGCGCCGCCACCCTCTCCTTCAGACGCGCCCGCTGCTCACCAAACTTCGCGCGCCGCTCCGCCTGCCGCGCCTCGCGGCCGGCGCGCAACTTCTCCAGATGCTCCGGCGAAAGTTTCTTGCGCCTCAGCATCGGGCGCGCGGGAACCTCATGCTCTTCACTCATGATGTCTCACGCGACGATGTAATTCGCGGCATAAGCGGCTGCCGCCCAGTCGTCGCGAGCCAAGACGATCGCCGCCGCCACCGCACCTGCCGAGAAGGTGCTGGTGCCGACGACATAATTGAGCCGGATAAAGCGCGGCATTGCCGCAAGAATGGCGCGATGCGGCCACGCAAACCCGATTTTGCCGTATTCCGGCGCTGTCGTCGTCAAGGTCAATTGCGCCACCGTCAGCGCGTCGGTCTCGATATAGGTCGTATAGCCGGCCGCCGTGTTGCTGCCGCTATCGATCGAGCCCTGGAACTGCACCTGCATCGTGGCCCCACCCGCCGACACGAAGGATGAGGTGATCCACACGCCGACGCGGGGGATGTTGACGCCGTCGCCAATACCGAGATCCTCGCCAAAGACGCTGGCGTTCCCGATTCGGTTCAGCGGCGCACTGCCAACGCCGGCCCCCGTCAAATCGATGACGTTGGTCGATGCGGCAGTCGAGGTGATCGCCTGCCCGGTTGCCGGCGATGCGCCGGGATTCCCCGAGAAAACGAGGTTTTGGTCCATAATCATCGGAGATCGCCTCTCAGGTCACGCGGGTCTCGGTATTGAGCAAAACATCGCAAACGCGGATCGGAATGCCGCGGAAGCTGGTCACCGGCTCGCCCGCGTAGTCGCGCGGCCCGAGCAGCACGTTGCGATCACGGATGGCCTGAATGTCCATGTATTCGCGCCCGGTACGGTTGACGTAAATCGCCGGACGGATACCGGGTGCGGGCTCATCCGGGGCATCGGTCTTGACGATGCCGGATTGGTTGCGCGCCATTTTCGGCAGGCGGACCACCGCCTTCGAGAGCAGCGCAAAGAGGTCGGGCGCATTCGAGCCGCCAAGGCCGGCAGAGGTCGTGTCGAGGTTGGCAATCCGCACGACATAACGCCAGTCGCGCACGCATAGCCCGGCCTCGTGCCGGAACCATGACGTGTAGGCTTCGAAGCGGTTGCCGCTCGAATCGTAGCCGGGAACGATATCGCCCTTGTCCTCAAAGACTATGCCGGCCTTGGACCCCTTCGGAAACAACCCGAAACAGGTTTCCTCGCCCCAGCCGATAAGCCAAAGCGAGGTATTGGAACTGCCGGTCCCGCCGCCGTCGAGGACGTTCTGCGCGTTCTGGGCGTTCGAGGATGTGACCGTATTGAAAAGCGGGGCAAAACCGGTAAATTGCGACGGACTGACGGTCGAATTCCCGTAGAAAATCGTCGTCGCCATCTGCTGCGAGAGGCCTTCCAAAAAGGCGTTGTCCTCGCTGTAGCGGAATTTCGCGACGTTGCCCGACATCTCGGCAAGCTTGCGATCAATCTGGCTGTAAGCTTCGAGCATGCCGGTGCCGACGGTAACCTGCGCAGTCGTCGATTTGCCGTAGGGGACGCCCTGATAGAGCAATCGCCAGGTGCCGGAAGGGAGCGAGGTGCGCAGGGTCGTCTTGTGACCCGTCGGCAGGATGCCCTCGATCCAGATCATGTCGTCGTAAATTTCGTTCGCCTGAGAGAGCATCTCGGCGATGTCGTCGATCTGGCCCTGCGGGTCCATGCGCCGCGCCCAGTCGGCAAGCGTCAGGTACTGTGCGTTAGTGGGCATTGCCGTTCATTCCTTGGGTGTTGATGTAGCGGCGCTCGATACGCGAGCCGGACTGAGCGCCCGAAATCTGAGGCTGTACACCGTTGACGGGCGGCTGGACGGGGCGCGGCCTGCCTTCCGACAACGCCGCACCGATATTCGACAGAAAGCGAATGAAGGCAGGATGATCGCCCATCCCGGTATAGTTCAGGGCATCAAGCAGTTCCTGGCGCTGCTGTTGCGCGCGGGCAGGCGGCACGCCTGGAATACTGGCAAAACGATCGCGTACCGCAGCGCACAACCGCAAGGTCGTGTCGCGCCGGTTGCCGCCGATGTCGGGATCACTCTCGAAATTCTCGCGCCAGTTCTCGCGAGTGCGATCGAACGCCTGCTGCTGATGCTGCGTCATGCGCTCGCGCAGCTCGGTCAGGTTGGCGATGTAAAGATCGAGCAGCGCCTGGCCGCGCTCCTGCGGCGTCATCTCGGGATTGCCGAGAATGCCGGTAAAGGATTCCATCCCGGCGGCGTCAATTTCGACACCATTGGGTAGAGTAAACGGCTCAAATGCGATCGGAGCAGGAGCTGGGGCCTCTCCCGCGTCGCCGCTTTCAGGCGCTGCCTCACTGACCAGCGATGGCTTTGGCCCCTCGACTGCGGGCGCCTCGGTAGCCGCCGCTTCTACCGGGGCCTCGGCCGCAACAGGCGCCGCCGGTTCGGCTGGCGTCGGCTCAACCACCGCTACAGGAGGTGGAGCTGCAGGAGCCGGCGCCGTCACCTCCGCCGGAGCCGACGCAGGCGGAGGAGCCTCGGCGGCAACCGTTACCGGGGCCGTTTCTTCAGCCATTCAATTCTCTCAGGATAAGCGCCAGCCCCTCGGGCGACGCTTGCGCCAAGGTGCCCATAAGGCGGATGCCGATATCGCGCTGGCCGTCGTAAAAGTCTGATTCCCGGTCGATCCCGAAGCGTTTGACAAAGACGCCGCAATCGGCAAGGAAGCCGGCAAACCACATGCGCCCCCCTTCGGAGCGCATCGCGCCGATCAGAAAATCGTCTTTTTGCGATTGGCGCAGCGCCGCATCGCGCTGGGCGCGTTCTACATCGGCAGGATCTGAAGCATCATATCGCTCAACCACGCGCTCGCGATGCGACGCTCACAGAAGAAAGGCAATGCTTTACATATCTCTAGTCAGCGCGCTATATCCGCCGCATGCTTGTCGCTACGCCGTGGGGTCATCTCTGATGTCAGAACGACAGTACACTAATGTCAGGGGCGAATACGCCTACACACCGGGGCCGCGCGCGCGGCTCATCCTGTCCGTCACACCAAAGCAAGCCATTTTTGTAAAGACCGCCGCCCAGAAACGCGACGTTACGATCTCGGAATATATGCGCTCGGCAATCGACGCGCTGGAGCGGATGGAGATGAGAAAAACCAAGAATACAATGGATTAAACCTATGGACACCCAGACTTTAACCAGCAGCTGATCGCAGCAACCACCGGCCCTGGGATCGGCAGTTGCCCCCTGACATAACGATAAACAGTCGTGCGCTCGATCCCCAAATGAAAAGCGAGACTGGATACCCAGCCTCGCTCGCCAAACAATAGAATGGCCGCACTCTTGAATTCGTCAGCGGCGCGCCGGAATCTCCGCGATTGCTTCGACCAGCGCCTGATCAATTGCCGGCTCGAACTGGGGTGCCGCCCGTGCCGCAGCAATGTAGCGGAACGGCAATACCCGGCGCGCGCCCTTGCGGGAAACAATCGCTTCAGAGACCAACCCTGGATCAACACCGGCCTGCACCATGTTGCGCAGGTTGCGCAGGAGAGCCAGATAGCCAAGCTGCCTCTCGCGGATCAGCCGCTCGAAAGTCTCCTTCTTGTCGGCGCCACCCGAGAGCGCGACTTCCCATGTATCGGGCGTCGCCAACGCGCGATCCTTGACGCGCCGCCACAATACCGATTGCGCCTCGTCCCGCGGTTTCGGCCGCACCATGCGCAGCACGTCACGCAGCTTGACCGCTTTTTCACGGTCGTACTTCGCCAGATTGAGCGATGAACTCCGATAATCTCCCCGTGCGGATCGCCTCCGCCAGAGTAAGCATCACGCCGCCTCTAAAAGCTGAATGAAGGTCCGATCTGGCGCGGTCATCGGCACAAGCTTAGTGGCGGAACTGGAAACTAGACTATAGAAATCTCCCAAATCCTCACGAGACTTGATGACACCAAATCTATCGGGAGGCGACTCCACCATTGCAAAATCGCTAAACTTTGCGTAGGCGCCAACTGCGCTGATGTAGACACCTGAAATCGGCTCGAAGAATGCAGGCCGATGCACTTTGTCAAGCACCGCAACGGAAACACGCCATTTGTGGCGCGCCCCCGAAAACTCGGGGTCTTTCTGGACGTCTCGCGTCTTATACAGAGCCGATAACCGCTGATATAGGTCGTCCCTTGCGTCCCGATCGGACCGTTCGGCCAAGCGCAACGCGGCAGCATGGGTTGCTCTGGCTGAGCAATTGGCTACGGTCACCATCGCGCCTCGGACGCGCTCTATCGGCACTTCGGCGATAAATATGTCGCGGCCATCAAACCGGATGGCCGCGAGTTCAGCAATCCGCTGGGCCTCCGCTCGGTAATAGCGAAGCGCTCCGAACAGCTCCGCTTCTTGATACCCGCCCCCGCGGTCGGAGACGAAACAGCGCGCCCTTCGCGCCACCACTTCTAGCACGACGCTCGCGCCGCTCGGGTAAATCACTGGCAGCCTGACAATCGATCCGGCCTGAAAATGATCAACCTGCGTCATTCGACGCACGGCGTCATCTAGGCTGCGCCGCAGCGCTTCGCTGGGTGGTGCCTGGCTTAGGAGGCTAAGCATTAGCTGTCCAAAACAAATCAGGCGTTACGGCCGGCAGGCGAATACGATTTATGTCGTTGATTCTAAACCTCCGACCACACAACGCAAGGAAATCGGAAAGCGTCGCTGGCTCGGGCTCCAACGGACACGCCGCAGGCAAATTTCCTCAATTTAGTGACTGACAATCCGAAACTGCGGACGAGACAGACCGCCCGGCTGCTGCGCCAGAACCAGGATTTTTTTCTGCTGGTCGGCATAGACCGCCGCCACCCGCAGCCATTTAGGGTCGCCGCGCCAGTGAGCCATCTGGCGGCAACAGCCCTCGGCCTCTTTCAAGCACTCCTGCAACTTCTGCATGATCTCGAATTCGGTCAGCATCTCCTACCTGACCCTCTTCTTGATACCCTGAATCTCGTCCTCATGCGCATGCTGCGCCGAGCGCAGCTCGGTAATCGCCTTCTCGTGCGCCGCCTGCTGCACCCTCATATCGTCTAGCTCTGCCTGTAGCCGGGCATTCATAGTCTGCAATTCCATGACCGCCCCCGAGAGCGGTGGCACCTGAGACATCTGCGGGCCGCTGGCGCCCGAGCTCTGCGCCCACGCTCCGAAAGGCAATAAAGTCGCCAAGCCAAAAGTCGCCAAAGTGCACAAAGTCGCTGCGCCTTTCATCCTATCCCTCCAAAAGCCAACAAAATCAATATGGCAAAAGTGAATTTCGTGCCCCTCACTTCGCCGCAGAAACCTTATAGGCAACCGAGTTTGGTGCGGCTCCGGAAAGTGCGCAAGCCTGCACCGTCGCAATTCCAGCACCCGGCGACGACATGAACGCTGCGGGCGCCATGACGCCCGTTCCGGGGTTGGCAAGCGGCACGGCCGTCGCATTGGTCAGATTGCTCGCACCGGGGATCGTCACCGTCGTCGTGGCGCACGATCCGGCAGTCGGAGCTATCGCCGGGGAGACGGCCGAAAGCGGCCAGGTGACGGTAATCCCCGGATCGTTGCCGACCAGCAGCGGCGTCGTGTACCCGCCGACACTATTGGTGCCGATCGTCATCGTCGGCGCATCGGCACCCGATCCAAACGAATCATAGCCAATTGCCGCCAGAGTGCCGATCGGTGCGGCGGCGTTCACGTAATTGCCCGAGATAAGCCCGCCGCCAACCCCGGTCGTCGATACGTTGTGGGAAAGCCCGTAATTCGCCGAGCCCGCCGGCTGCATGCAGCGGTCGCCGATCTCCACCAGATTGATGATGTTCAGCGTGGAAACGCAGGCGCTCGCGGTGGTGCCAGCCCCGGAAATCTGATTGGAAACCAAGGTCAATCCGTTGACCGACGGGCTCGCCTCGATGCCGTTGAACTGTCCGGGCTTGAGATTGTAGCCGTCGATAACGCAGCCCTGCACCGTGACGTTGCTGCCCCCGCCGCCGATATTGACCCCGTAGCCCTGGGCGTTCTTGATGTCGCAGGCCGAGATGACCCCGGTCGTTATCGGCGAAAGAACGCTGATCGCGCCATCGGCCCCGGTTCCGGCCCCCCTCACCGTGGCGTTTCCGATCGTCAAATCTGCTACCGCGTCCTGAATGATTATCCCCGCATAGGCGCCAGCCGTGCCGTATCCGTCGCAATTGAAGCCCAGAATCTTCAGCGACGCCATACCACCGGTAACACCGCCGCCAAGGCTCATACAGTTGTTGGCAACATCGACAACATTGTTGCCGGACATCACCGTATCTACAAAATCGCCTCCCGTAATACCATTACCGCTGGTGAATTGTCCGTTCAAATTGTTATTGCTGATGGTGGCATTTCTTATAAGCGGACTGAATCTCATCGCATCGTAGAGCGAGCCCCACAAAGTAATATTGTTTCCGCTCGCAGAAAACTGGCCCGGAACCACAGCTGTTGTCGAAGTAAAGAGGATACCGTTCTGCCCGCAGTTCTTCAGGCGATTGCCGTCAAGAACGAGACTGGTATAGCCTCCCGTACCACCAACAACCGGACCCTGTACAACAATACAATGCTGACCGGTTCCGGTCGCATCTGAGTTGACAACCTTGAAATACCCAGACAGAGGAGACGGCCACGTTACCTCGTCCGCATAACAGATTTGCGCATACCAGCAATGACTGTTGATGATCTCAATATCAAAGATCGCGGCCCCGATACAATGGTTGACACCTCCGCCGGACACCTGGAACACACAAGTTATATTGTTAAAAACGATATCCTGGCCCTGATAATGCGTGCCCCAACCGCCGCGATTGATCCCGGTCGGATTGTAAGACGCGCCATCGACAAACTTGATGTGCCGAGTAGTGCCTGGATTGATATCGGAATCTTCGAGCGTCCCGCACGGGCCGCTCTGCCAGCATTGATTGCCGGTCACCAACCCGAATTCCGAGGCGTCCTGAACGGTCACACAGTAGCCGTCGGCCAGCGCCGCCTCGGTCACGCCGACACAGGAAATGTGGCTCGTCTCGAAATGGATGTCGTCGTTGATGATCAGGTTGCCTTCGCCGTTGAACCCGGAGAAGACAGTGTTGGCAAAGGTGCAGCGGTAACAGCCCTGCACCTCCAGAGCCATGTTCACATTATCGACCGCCGGCCCGACAAACTGGCCGCCGCGGATGGTCAAATCCGACAGTAGTGCGGTCGGCGTTGCAATGGCGCTGTCGCTGACCAGATAGCCGTCCTCGAGCGGCTCGAACAGGGTAAGGGTATTACCTGAAATCGAGCGGATCAGGTGGATCTCGCCGGCATGGTGATCGAGCCCGGAGCCGGGCGGCGAGGTGGTAAAGTTGGACGACACCTTGACTGCACAGGCCGGGTTCGGAATGCCGGTGTTGCTGGCGCAAAACCCCGCCGTACTCGCGACCTGGAGGCTCATCTGGTTGAAGGTGCCGTCCGCGGTCAGCGCCGAAGACGCGCCAAGGGTATCCGACATCGTCATCAACGGCACGGCCGCATCAGGCCCGCGCGCGTCGACGAATTGCGCGTTTGAAGCCATATCCAGCGAGACGGCGCATTTCGGGTCCGCGGGGGCCGTCACAAACTTGTAGACCCCAGCCGGCACGGTGGCCGTCTTGCCGCACAGCGCCGGCATGAAACGGGTAAAGATCGGACCGTTGTCGACCGTCCCGGTGCCGTCGGCGCCGTAATCGAGGACATTGGGATTGACGGGCGCCACACTCGTCGCCGCCACAAACATCAGGGCGCAGGCAGCCAACGTCACACCGGCGCAGCGTACCAGCCGCCGGCCAAAACTCATGGGAGAATCCAACGTCCCAGCCCCAGATAGCCGTTCGGAATGATCACCCCGCCGCCATCGTCCGGGCGTGCGTCGGTGGTACTCCAGACATAAGTGACAGGCGGCTTGTCCCCCGGCTCATAGTACCCCAGCACCATCACCGGCATCGGCCCCGGAGGAGCCGGCAATGCCCGCAAAGTCGCAATATTCGGCACCCAGCCGAGATTGACCAGCCCGAGCAGCCCGAAGCCCTGCAGTTTGTAGCGGTGGCCAAGGAGGTCGACGACGCAGGTCAGGCCATTATCGGGCGATGTCGTATCGGTCGGATCCCACTCCCAGAACCCGGCCCCCACCCCGATCGGCGTACCCCCGACCCCGGTGCCGAACACACCGCCGGTACCGGTGCCGAATACCCCGCCTTCGCCGCTGCCGAACACGCCAGAAGGCGCTATCGAGGGATCGAATTGCGGGTCGTAGTAGGCCTCGACGTAGAACACCCGCGTTACGGTCTTGCTGTAATAATACTGGAAAAAGGTCTGGTTGGTGCGCAGCGCATCGAGCGAGGGCAGAATCGGGATGATCAGCTCGTCCTGCAGCGAGCCGTTGAGGTTGCGCAGGCCGCTCATCGCGGCGCTCCGGGCGCCGGCCCGGGAGCTGCCGGGCCGGCGCCGCCGCCACCGGTGCCCAGCACCTGGTCGAGTGCGGTGTTGCCGCCGCCGACCGGCGTCTGGCTCAAGGTCTGGGCGCCCTGGATCGCCGCACCCGCGGCTGCCGTCAACGCCTGCTGCTGCTGCGCCTGCGCCCGGTTGGCGCGCAACTTCCGCACCTCTTCAGGTGAATTGAGAATGTCCACCGGCACGTTGAGCAGGCTCGCATAGTGCCGCCCGGTTCGGTCGGGGTTGATCAGATCACGCGCTTCCGGGTAGACCGCCCCGAGATTGCCGCCGATCGTCGCCACAAACCGCTCGATCGAACCCGTCGCAGCCGCCCGCTGCGCCATCGCCATCTCGGAAATGTAATCGATCTGCAGCGGCAGCCGCGCCAAACTCTCCGGCATCGGCGGAAACATCCCGCGGCGCCGCATGATCTCGAAAATCCGCACTACCGCAGGCGAGCCGCCCTCGCTCTGAAACGCCTCGATGACCGGCCCCAGCACCTGAATCTTCTCGCCCTTGCGCTCGTAAATCTCCAACTCGTTGCGCGGCTGAATCCCTTCCATCTGACTGATCATCAGAAAGATGTCGGTGAAAAAGGCGCGATTGATCCGGTCCTGGCACTCCTTGATGTCGGCCAGCATCCCGGCCAGATCAGGCGCCACCTCGTAGATCGGCCGCATCCCTTTCCCGGCATCGACCTGGCTCACATAGGTAATATGCCCCGGCAGGATCGAAGACGGCTGGTTCTTCAACTCGGCATGCGCCAGGAGCGGCGGGCGCACCTGCTTCTCGATCGCCTCGGCCTTGCGCTTCTGCTCGGTCTGCAACTGCATGATGTCGGGCAGCGCGTCCATCCCCGGCGAACGCCCATAAGCGTCGTTCGAAACCGTCTGCCAGCGCGCCGCGATAAACGGCCTCTCATAAAACCCGCGCTTCGACAGGGGCCGCTCGTTCTGCTGCCCCCAAACCCAGTACACCTCGCGCCAGGTGTATTCCTCTCCCACCAGACGCACGCTCGATCCCGGATAGCGCCCGCGGATCGCAAAATTGGGCTCGATCGCGTGCGCAATCACCCGCTCGGTTTCGAGTGCGGCACCCTTCGTCGCCCACAGCTGCTGAATGTCGGCCGGGCAATTCTCGACCCCGAACATGTCGATAATCTGGGCCACCGTGAGAGTGAATTGCCGGTAAAGCGTATTATCTTCAAATTGCGACGAAGCGCCCAAATAATACTCGCCGGCGCACGGATTATACCCGCGCACTACATTTTCTTCGTCCTCGTAAAAGATGATGACGCCAGTGCCGAAGACAGTCATGTCCTCGAACATCTGACCCATGCACTTATAAAAATTCGACTCTGCCATCACCGCATACATGCGGTTTTCAACTTCCTCCAGCCACGCCGCAGCCTCGGCGTCGATCTCCAGGTTGCGGTCGATCCCGGCCTTCAGCTTGAACCAGGGATGTGTGGCGCTGCACAACCCCGAGGTCATCCCCGAAGCGCAGGTGCGCATCGCCAAGGTGCCGGTCGAGTCCACGATCTCCTGGTTGATCGGAAACCCGCGCACCATCGTATTCGCGGTGATCAGCCAATGGTAACGCCGCGGCAGGATGAACCTTGCCAGAAGCGACCAATGCTCCCACCACGACAAACGCCAGTTGCGCAGCATCGCCAACCGCGCTTCGAGATGCGTCCAGAGATCTCCCCAATCGGGATCGTAGAAATGCTCAATGTCGGGAGGACTTGCCGGCTGTGCGGCAAGCAGCGTCGGCGACGACCGCTCGTAATGCGGCGCCTCCTCGACCAGCGCCAGCGCCGTCGAGCGCGCCACTTATCGCCCCACGCCAATCATTACGACCGACGTGTATGCCTATTTTACAAGAAGATTGAACGTCCTATCGCCGCCGAGAGAGCAGCACTACAGCAGCAGTCACCTATCGCGTCAGGCCTGCGCCGTCGCAACATCCTCTTTCGGGCTGCGCCCGGCACGCTCGTTCCAGCCCGCCATCCAGCCCTGCTGCCACTCCTCACGCTCCACAGTCGTTGGCACATAGGGGTTGCTCGACGCCGGATCGCCATTCATCGCCGCTCGATGCCCGGCATCATATTCCAGGCGGGCGGACGGCTTGCGCTTCTTCGGAAGCTTCATCCGCAGCATCGCCGCCTCACCCAAGGGCGTGTCGGCCAGCATCCCAAGCTCTCGCCGGTAGCCGTCCATGGCCGCCTCTTCTGCAGCCACCGTGTCCACATCCCGCTTGCGCTCGCGGATCAGCCGGCGCAGCAGCTTCGGGTCGAAGCCGTAGGCCTTCGCCTCGATGTAAACTTCCTTGATGTCTTCGACGATCCCGGCCCGATCGCCCTCCAACAGCTCGATGCGATCGACGATCGCTTTCAGATCCATCACCGCCCCCTAAACTCTTCGGCATGAGCCGAACAATAGGGACGGCTGCCGATGAATACGGTCGGCCGTTCCTGACAATCCCCACGCGCACAAATAAGCTGCATCGACGATGGTGTGTACCTGAAGCCACCTATAACACCTTTGGACGGCCTATCTTTACTTATCGCATCTACAGACAGTGGCGGACGCGCCATCTTCGCCAGATATTCGCCTATTTTACTCAACTTCTCGTCAATTCCGCGCAAAACCATCAGGATTTCGTCGGTTTTGTCCATTTCAGTGAAGTTCCTCCCAATACCGAGAGCTTCTCTGCATGTCAGAAGTTTGCTGGGCCGCTTCCGAAGCTTGGCGCAGCCCGGACAGATAGGCGTTGCCCTCTGCCTCTTCGGCCGCCAAATCGCGCGCCTCCTGCCGATCCAGCGCCGACTGACAGCCCGGATCAGCCGCGTAATCGCAAGCCTGCGTCGGCGCCGCAAGCAAAACGGCAAAACACAGAACCGCCGCTCCCAGTAGCGTCTTCGCCGCCGTCGCCGGCGCCCCCGTTCCCTGCGGCGACGATTCGACCGTCCCGGCAAAGCCCGAGGCCGCAGCCCCCGCAACCGCCGCCCGCTGGGCCGCGGCCGAGGCAGAACCGGCCAGCTGCACGCTCGGCGTCGAGATCGAAGGCGGCGGCGGGGGCGG